CGGCGGGCGTTATCCCGGACTACGGCGTCACCACAATCAAGCTGGCGCTGCAGGCCGTGACGGCGGACAGGCTGGCGCAGGATGTGCTTGATATGATCGAGGCCGCAGAGCCGGCACGCAGTACCAATGAACTGGACGATTACACAATGGAAACCGGCTGCTTTATCAACGCCGGTGCGGGATGGAATACCTTCCGGTTCCGGCATGCGTTTGAGGGCGTACCGGTTGTGACCGTGACACCGAAGGAATTTAACGGCTTTTGCGAGATCAAGAGCGTGACTGCGGAAGGCTTTCTGTATTGCCTGCGCAAGCCGAGTTTGCAGGGCGGCAGTGCGACGAAGGGCACGGTGACTACGGCTACCGGCTATATCGGCTCGGATACCGGCACTTCGCCCAGTCACAGCAAGGTCACCTATGTTTCTGGCGTGACGCTGCCGGTAATCACGCTGCCGACATACGGCACAGTTACAACGGACAAGAAGATCGAAATGGATTATATCGCTATTGAGTTTGGAGGTGACGAGTAATGATCAAGAAGATTCAACAGGATTATATTTTTTACTCGCATGAGTTTAAGGATAACTACCGAAAAGGCGTACACCGCCTGCGCACTATCCTTGCCAGCAGGGC